CTATTAAACCACAGTTAGCACCAAGTTGTCTAAGACCAAAAGTAAAAGGTGTACCAACAAATTGAACACCGTGAAGAGAAGTGTCTGTCCAAACTAATATTTGACCAGATGATTTAACAGCACCCACTATTCTAGAACCATCTGATATACGTAATGAACCAGCCTCGTTTGTTGCTGTTGGTGTGTAATCCGTAGCATCTTCTCTATCAGAAAATCTAAATAACAAATCATCTTGAGTAGCACTATTCCCTACAGTTGTTTCTGTACCAAATACCATTAAGTGTCGTGTATCTGTTGACACTAGACTAAATCTTGATGCAGTAGGAGAATTGGACAATGTTGTTGCTCTGTTACTTGTACCACCCGATGTATCCCAAACAAAAGTGCCACCATTTAAAACAGTAGCAATTAAATCTTCACCGAAGTTATCTAACGACCAGTTTCTTGCATCTACTACAACACTAGAAGATGATCTTGGCGTATTCCAAGTGCTTAAATTCCAAGTTAAAGTTCCCCAACCATATCCATATGTAGATGTAGAAGGACCAACATTAATTTGATATTTAGCATTACCTGATCCACCACCGCCTGATGTTGAACCAGATGCAGTATCACTATGAGTCACTGTGTAAACACTAGAAGAAACTACTGTGATCACTTCAAACTCGTTGTTCATATCTAATCCGTCAATAGTAGAAAAAGAATCAAACGTAACAAAGTCACCCACTTGTGCACCATGAGCTGCGTCTGTTACTGAAACTGTTGTTGTACCATTTGTTGTAAAAGGATTTGTTAAAGCTTCTTCCTCTCTTATTGGTGTAATATCGTAAACAGCGCCTTCCGAATATAAATAAAGTTTTCTATCTGTACCCAGAGCTAGATACCTTGTTCCATCAAGACCAATCCAGCTATGCGTATCACGGACCACGCCCACAATAGTTTTATTAGGATTTGGTAAATATTGCCAGCCTTGCCATCTTTCAGGTTTACCATAGTGAAATCTAACAAAATCAGAGTCAACATATTTTCGCTGATCTCCTGCTGAGTAAGCAGTGTCTTGCTTGTCTATGCCTGGTTGGAATTTTAAATCGACTAATTTCATGTCGGAGTATACTAAATTATTTATTGTTTTGTGGCAAGAATTGAGTGGATACTCTTCCTCTGAAGTTATAATTACCTGAGTGTATTAAGCTACTAGCTATATCTGCATATACTTTACCACCTATTTTCTGCCATAAACGACAAAAAGCATAATCTTCAGACAAATATCTTTTAGTGTCTGGTTCAATCATTGTATCGAAAAAAGCATAATTCCAATCAGAAGTGCTGTGATAACCAAATGTTTTGTCATGAGGGTCGCCCAAATGCTGATCAGATTTAAATCTTAAATTAGGGTAAGCCTTTGCCATCTTTTCAAATACTTGTTTTTTAATTAACATGTATCCAGTTGCGCCATCCAAAACTTCTATAAATCCTTTTTCTACTTTTACTTTGTCAGGGTTTTTAACATTTAAGTTGTACTGTAAAGATGCTGAATGAAGTTCATCTTCTGATATATTAGGGTTATCTTTGACTCTTCTTATAGTTTTTGTCCAATCAATAGTTTTGCGTGGGTATACTCCTGTAACAACCTCTTTATCTAGATCTAACATTCTAAATATTGATTCGGGATCAAAAGATATATCAGCATCTATAAACATTAAGTGAGTGTAATCTCCGTCCATAAACAACTGCACTAAAGTATTACGTGCTCTTGTTATTAAAGACTCGTTGCCTATTGTTCCAAAGTGTAATTCTACTTTTTTTGTATCAGCCAAAGCTGCTAACTGTAGGCAACTTTTAAAATAATCTGCTGTAATTAAACCACCATAACAAGGTGTGCCTATAAATAATTTTGTCACTTGTAATTCTTTCTTGTCCATGTTTTGTTCCTATATGTATCAATTAGTGTAGTAAACCATTTCCAACTCAAAACATTTATTTTATCTTTTAAATGTTTATCATTAACTATATTCATTTGCCAATCATCTCGTTTAAAAGGAAATACTAAAGCAATGGGTGTGCCTTTTTTTATCATTTTACTTTTACTTTTACTTGTGTCCCAATCTGTTAAAAAAAATGGAAAATTTGTATAAGCTTCAAAATTATCTGTATCTACAATACCTGTAGTTAATCTTATGTCTCTCTTCTCTGTATTAAAAGGAGAAGTAAAAAGACAACTATAGCCTGGCGGTGTTCTTATAATCCAAGGATTTAAAAACTTAAAAGATAAAGGTATTTCATTGGGGTAAACCATAGATAAACTTAACTGTCCTTGATTGTGATGTTGAATACCTACGTTAAAATCTTTCATCCACTGCTCTGTGGTTTTATCTAGAATATCTAATCTTGCTGGTATTATTTCTATTTCAAAAGTTCTTGTTTCTAAATTTTCTTTTTTTCTAAACAAAAAATCTAGAGGAGATAAAATTGCATAGCCCATGGTAATGCTATCTAATACAGGTTGACATTTTTTTACGGTAGGTTGATACTCATCATTGTCTAGATAACTTTCTAATTTTTTGTACCAATCAGGCACAATTTTTTTAATAGGAACTGGATGTTCGATTAAATCAGCAGCTTGGCTTATAAAACTTATTTTCATTCTTCTTTATAAAAAATATTAAGAGTATATCGTGGTGAGCTATCGCCAAAAGATTGAAGATCTCCGTGCATAATTTTAGATCCATTAAAGAATACAGCTCTATTTTCTATAAAACCTACGTGAGTTGACAACTCGCCATTAGTTAAAAATCCTGTGCCATTGTTCAACAAAGGCTCTCCTTTAACAAAAAGAAGAAAATTAGCACATCCTCCTTTCTGATCATCGATATGAAACAGGGGTTTTTCAGTATTTAATCTTAAATGAGAATGCAAAGAAATAGGAACTAAATTTCTATGTGGAAAAAAATATTGTTTAATTAATACTAATAATGGATCTTTTTTAAATGATTCAGGGAAAGTAAAACGTTTACCATATAAATTACCATTGTTATCCCATATCTTTCCGTGATCAGTATTTGAAATGTTATCTTGCAATGATTTTAAAGTTTCTTTTTCAAGAAAATTGTCAACGTACATGACAAACTCTGTATTTTTATTGTGTTGCATAATCTACCTTTAAGTATTCTATTTTCTTTAACCAATCTTTAGGGATAGCAATAGCGCCACCACCTGAAACATCTTCTTTATCTTTGCTATATGAACGCATAATAATTATTTTCTCAGGACCATTATGAACCATCCACCCCACTTCTTGGCACACGGCTAACGGAGCATCAACAACATCTTTTATATCAAGCCATCCTGTCTCTGTATCACGAGCGTCGATCCACGTCACACGGACCATTGGTATATTTTTTATGTTAAAGTTTTCCATGCTATTGTGTGCCTGTTTTTATTAGATAAATTTGTATTAGCGTTATGTATAATTGTAGCGTTAAAAACAATTAGCCTATTTTTTTTATAAGGAATTGATTCTTTACCTTCATTAATAAGAAGTTCGCCTTTCCACTCTTCTTTCCAATCATCAGGTAAAAAAAGTAAAGTTGTATCGCCATCATCTTCATGAGGTTTACCACCTGCATGAGGAGGATATAAATTTACATATATTCTTAATAATTCTTTTGTTTTTGTTAATTCTTTTTCATTAAAAATATCTAAAAGAAAATTATGACTTAAATAATTTGTAGTAACACAATTAAAAAAACCAACATTATCGGAGAATGTACCATGAACGTTCCATGTCATTTTTGTTAATTCAACTTGAACAAACTTTAATAAATCATCACTTAAAACATTATCGTATACATCAATGTTCATTCGTTAATAGGCTCCTTTTTCTTTAAATGTAAATTAAAAGATACAGATCTCCTCTCTTCATTAGGAGTTCTAAATGGATAAACACCATGAGATAACCAAGAAGGAAATAAATATATAGCACCTACTTCTGGAGTTGCTTGATGTTTATGTCCGCTAAAAGTAGCAGCTTGACCAGCATGCCAAATGATATCGCCTACACATGGATAGTGATCTTCTTTTGCGTATTCATCTTTAAGACTAGGCGGTACTCGTAAATAGATAACACCAGACAATTCACCTTGATGTATATGAAAAGGATTAAAGTCTCCCGCCCACTGGCTCACGACCCACATTGATTCTATTACCATCTTACCAACAAAAGCGGGTGATATAGTATCACTAGCAGGAGGAATAGATATGTACTGTTTAACTATTTGACCTAGTGCACCTATTAAAGGTTGAAAAGTTTTACTTGCTAAATCTTCTTGAGGGTAACGAACTTCTTTTTGAACATTACCAGCTAAATTCATAGAATGATCATATTTTTTTGATAATTTTTCATTATCTAATAGCTCTGTTGCTCTATCGTCTAAAACTTTAATTAATTCTAAAGGTAGTTTACCTTGTAATATGGTTGGACCAAAAGGTCTAACAGCATGAAAATCTACTTTAGTTGACATGGTTTCCTTTCTACTTGCAAATATCTATTGTCATATAGCAATTATTTGCCTATAAATATAGTATTAATTAGGCTTATCTTTCAAGGCCAGCCTCCTTGCCTTTATAACAATATCATGAATTGCTAAGGAGTACATGTTAAAGAAGATTTTTAGAAGAGTACGTAAAGGTATAAGAGATATCGGCAGTCACGTCGAAGACAATCCGTTGGAGGTCCTTGCAGCAGCAGGTTTAGGGCTTGGAGCAGGAATTCTACCAGGCGGTAAAGAATTTGGATTAGCAACATTATTTGATAATTTAGGTAAAGCGGGAACAATCGGAAAAAACCTAATAGGTGGTTTTGATAAAGTTGTACCAGGTGGTAAAGCCATGGGTGATGTTCTTCAAGAAGGAACAGGTATTCTTGGAACAGCTCAAAATTTATTAGGAGGATTAGGTGGTATAAAAGACTTATTACCTTTTGTTAACGCTTATTTAGCTAATCAACAATATAAGCAAGAACGAGAAGATATTCTTAGAGAACAAGCAGAAAATGAAGAAAGATACAAATTTGTATCAAACAAATATGGTAGCCCAACAGGTGGTAGCCCTTTTGTTGACGATCGTTTTGAAATATATAAACCCTTTCAATATGACTCAGAAGGTAGAATAATTCAAAGTGCAAAGGGTGGTATTGCTCAATTAAATATGGGCGGTGATGCTTTAAAAATGGGTGGCACAGGAGGAATGGGAGGAATGCCTTTTAATCCTAACAATAAAATATCAGGAATGATACCAGCTTTAGCAAAAGGCGGTGAATCAACAGGAGTTCCAGGTTTAACTGGCGACATGTCAAGCAATCAAATGATGAATAAAATAGAAGATAATCCAGGTATTACAGCTTTCTTCCCTCCAAAAATGGGAATGATAAGTGGCCCTGGTGGACCAAAAGATGATAAAATTCCAGCAATGTTAAGTGATGGCGAGTTTGTATTTACAGCGAAAGCTGTGGACAATGCAGGCGGCCCAAAAGCAATGTATAATATGATGAACAAATTAGATCCAGAATCTTCGAAAGGCAGAGGTATAATATAATGGCTGTTTCATACGGATTTGCGCAACCACCTGCATATATAGAAGAGTTTCAACGTAACCTTTTACAAGGTGCTTTTGATGCTACAAAGGCTCCCTATGCTGGCGGTATCCCAAAACAAGGTATTACAGGTTTTCAACCATTACAAACAGGTGCTATTCAAGGCACAGCAGGTTTATACGGTATAGATCCTACAACAGGTAAACCAACTGGTGCAGGCGCAGCATTTGATCCTTATTTTAAAACAGCTCAAGACGCAGTCGGTGTAGGCATGCAAGGAATTGGTGCTGGTCAAACAACATCAGCAATGGGCATTCCTTCACTGCAATCAGCTCAACAACAATTTGATCCGTCAACAAGTAATTACAAACAATTTTTTAATCAGTATCAAAGTGATGTAACTAAAGAAGCATTGAAACAAATGGATGAGCAAGCTGCAATGCAGCGAAATCAACTTCAAGATCAAGCGCAAAACATAGGTGCTTTTGGTGGTTCAAGACAAGCAGTACAAGAAGCAGAGCTGGATAAAAATTTACAAGATATTAAATCAAGAAGAATATTTCAAGATCTCGCACAAAACTTTGAACAAGCTCAGCAAAAAGCTATTGGAACTTCTGAGTCAGCAAGAGGCAGACAATTATCAGCGGCTGGTATGTTTGGTCAACTTGGTCAGACACAAGCTAATTTAGGTCAGCAAACAGCGCAACTCGGAGCACAGGTCGCGGGCCTCGGATCACAGCAATTTGGTATGCAACAACAAGGTTTAGGTTCATTATTTAATTTAGGTGGGGCACAGCAACAACAAGCTCAACAACTTGAAAATGAAAAATTCAGACAAGCTGTTGAAACACAACAAGAACCACTTAAACGATTGGGATACTTCTCTGATATTATGCAAGGTCTACCTGCATATCAAGCGACTGCTCAATACACTACGCCGCCGTATACTAATCCACTTCTTGGTGCTATTGGTGCAGGACTTGGAACATACGGTATATTTAATAATCAAGGTGCAGGCGGTGCTTTTGGCCTTGGAACAATGATTTAGGAGAATAAATGGTAACTAGACCAGACCAACAAATCGGAATGGATGACATTTTCGATGAAACTGTTGATGAAGTTACGCCTGTAGGACAATATCCTAAAACTATTTCTAGTCAGTTTTTTCCTCAAGAACCCAACATACTTCCTTTAGATGCAGCGAGTTATTTGTTGCCTTTCTTACGTGATCCTAGCGATCCTCAATACAGTACACCTTCTCTTACAGACGAACAAATAGATAAAATGTATGCACCTACTGATTTTAGTGGTCAAAAAAAATTAGCTTTAGCGCAGTTTGGTTTTGGGTTAATGAGACCGACAGAAGGTGGTAGAATAGGTGCAGTGCTAGCAGACTCAGGTGCGCAACTTGCAGGTGATTTATCTAAAATAAAAATGGCTCAAGCCAATGAAGCTAAACAAAATAATGCAGCAAAAATAACTGCAAAGCTACAACGAGATGCACAAGACATATTAGAGAAAAAAGCAATTGATGAATCAAACAGAGGTATATTGATGAACATTGCAAACATGAATTATGATGCTGTTTTAAGTCAAAACAAACAACAAATGCAACTTTACAACGAGGTGATGAAAGCAGCTCAAGGAAAGTTTATGGATTATCAATTAGATGGTATAAAACCAAAACAAGTACAAATTGCTTACACGAATGAGAGTGGAGACGTAGGAACTCCGTTTGACGCGTTTGTTGTACAAAACATTACGGAAGACGGAACAGGGCTCACGCCACCACAATATTACAGACCAACAAACAAAATGGGTGCAGATGGTTATCCTATCATGGAATTAATAGAAAACCCTGAAGGTATTGTAGAAGTGCCTCTATCAATTACAGGTTCACCAAATGATTTTAAATCAGCAAAAGGCATGACAACGTTTAGAGATTTGTTAACAGGTCTACAAACAACCGACAGAGCATTGTTAACACTTGATGAATTAGAAACATCTTTTCTTGAAAGACCAGGAAGAGCTGGTTTTATCGCAGGTATTAAAGGACGTTTTCAAACATACGCACAAATATTTAGTGATTTGTATAATGAGCAATTTAATGGATTTTTTAGTGAAGATGATTTGGTGCAGTTTAATAATCAAGAAGGTTTAGTTTATGAAACTGGAGAATTTAAAGGTGAAAAAATGACAAAGTTTCAAAACCTTTCTACTACAATAAATTTGTATCTACAAGATCCAGAAACTCAAGCTAAAATAGCAAGTGGTGAAATACCACCTGAAGAAGTAGCAGCTTTACAATCAGCAAATAATGTTTTTGACCAGTTAGCAGCAACAGGTTTAGCACAAATGCGCGTTGAAGCCGCAACAAGTGGTGTTAATGCATTTGGAGAACAACGATTTGAAGGAACGGGCGGTAGAACTGCGGATCAAGAAAAAGAAGCAATATTTAAAAAGCTACGATTGTTTGATTCTGATTTACCAGCCAACCAAGTTAGAGCAAACTCAATTATTTATGCAATAGCAAGAGCTCGTAAATCATCAGGTCGATTAAACTTAGATGATATTGAACGTGCAGCAAAAGATTTAAATATTTATGGTGATTCATCCGCAGATGTTATTTCAAAAATTGGTGTGCTTAGAACTCAATTAGAAAGAAGCAGGGAAGATGCTTTAGCAAACATACAAATTATGTATGGCACAGGTAAGGATAACTATTTTGATAGACTTATGGACCTAGGGTATGGCTCATACAATAGAGATAGAACTTATGAATATACTACAGACACTAAAGCAAAAGGCTATATAAAACCTGGTGCGCAAACATCAGGAATTGTTGATTTTGATTATTCAATAGGAGTAACTAACTAATGGCTAGCGTAATTTATGAATATGACATGAACCAACATGGAATAAATAAAAAAATTAGAATACAAGTCAGAGACTTAGTTAATAATCAAACACCTGAACAAGGTTTTCCAAGAGATCAATTAGAAGTTGATACACTTAATCAAATTATTGCAACAGAGTTACAAAAAAATCAATCAGGATTAATTAATGAAGCAGCATCTTTAGGTGAAAGACGACAGAATTTAATTAACGATCCGATTGGCACTTTAATAAAAGAACAAGCAACAAAAGCATATGATACAGCAGCAGGTCCTGCTGTAAACATTGGTACGACAGCAGCAGAAATAACTAAAATGTTGCCAGGCGGTCAATCACCTGACTTTAGTAAAATGGGTGAAGGTATTCTTAATACAGGAGCTGCCGTCATAGCTGGTCCTGGTGAAGACATGTTTGGAAGAAGTTTAAGTCAAGGTGATCCAAAACAATTATTAACAGATGTCGGAGTTATTGGAACCGATATGGCTTTAGCTGCTGGGTTATTAAATGACTCACAAAGATTAAATCCTGTATATGGAAACACTACTGCAAAAAATTTATTTTTTAATGCACTACGTAAAAATCCCGCTTTAGGTTTTGCTACAATTGTAGGAACAAACGTTGCTGCAAAATACGGTGGTGATTTAATCTATGATAAAATAAATGACATGACACGTATTATAATGCAACTTCCTGATCCTGAAGCTGCGTATAAGAACAATGAACAGATTCGTAATTTAATGGACGCAAGAGAAGAATTAATGTGGTCAGGTGGTGCGATGGGATTACAACATATCTTCCCTCTTGTTAAAAGATTAATTGGTAAATCAATCGGAGTAAATAAAAACATGACACTTCAAGTCGGTGAAGTAATGGATGAAACAGGAAAAATGGTTCCTATTAATGCCAACATGTTAGAAATTGCTAAACGATATGATATTCCAATGAACGTATTTTCTACGTCTTCATCTGGTTTTGTAAAAGGTGCAGGTTCTGTAATTGGTTTATTTCCTTTTGTTGCTACGAAAGCAAGGCAAGCACAAAACGCGCAACAAGTAGCATTAGCAAAACAAGTTAATAATGTTTTAAATGATCTATCACCAATTGGTTTATTTAAAGATGCCAATGTAGTTTCAAGTAAAAGCTTTAAAACAATGATTAATAAATTTACATCTACTAAAACAGCTTTGTATAACAGAGCTTTTAATATTTCTGATAAAGTAAACGATGCTTTTATTCCAACAGCTAGAATAAAAGAGGTAGCGGAGAATTTAGAGCTCATGTACTACGGTGGTAAACGTGATAAGCAAAAAACAAATCTACGATTAAATAATCCTGACTACAATAGACCACAAAGTGTTGATGAATTATTACAAGGATTTACAGGAAAAACAGATGAGTTTGTTGATGCTCTTATAGACTTTCAATATTTAAGTGATGAGCATATTACAGGTAGACAATTTAAAAGACTTCAATCACAGTTTAATGCTTTAAAAAGACAAGCAGCAGGAGATCCTAAACTTGGCACGGATTTGGGTGGAGTAGATGACTTTACTGATGCGATGATTAAAACATTAAATGATTTTGAAAACTTTAAAAAATTTGATGATCCTGGCAAGCAGGCTTTAGTAAATCAATTTAGTGGTGCCATGGGTATTGCTAATGACTTTTTCTTTAATAATGTAAACTACACCAAAGGTAGAACAGCGCAGATACTTGGTTTATCTGATAAAAATATTGCCAAAGCAACAGATGATGTTGATCCAACGCAGCTTACAGGAGAACAAGTATTAAAAATATTATTTAACGATGAAACTTTGTACTCACCATCTGCTATAAAAGAAATGCAAACAGCTATGCCTCCAATAAAATTAGATGATGGTAGAGTGGTTGATCCTGTTAAAGCTGTAGCAAGATCTTATATTGATGATCAAATACGAGCTACTACAAAATATGTAAGTGGTAATTTAAATGTTACAGGTGAAGCTGGTCTTGGTGCAAGAGGTATGGGATTTCTTACAGGTAAAGAACCTGTAAGTAAAGTATTAACAAAAAACTTTAATATTCCAATTATTGATATAGCTGCCTTAAAAAAATCTTTTGGTTTAGATAACCCTAATACAAAAGAATCATTTGAATTAATATTTGGTAAAGAACAATACGATAAAATACAAAACGTATTAGCTTTAGGTGAACAAATACAACAAACAAGTTTTGGTGATGTATCTGCCTTTGTTAAACGTCGTGGTTTCTTAGGCGGTGTTAACGCTATTACAAACTTAGCCTTTGCTGGCTTTGTTGCTAACAATCCTTTTGGTAATGTTGGTCTGGTGCTAGCAGCAAGATACGGTATGAGTAAAATGGCTGACCCTAAATTTATGGATGGGCTAACAAAAGTTATGAATCCTGAGTTGTCTGATTTAGCAAGACGTCAAGCTTTAATTAATACTATTGCACTATCACCTGAGTTAGTTGCAGGCATGAACGAACCTAAAGAAGATATACCAGTAGAACTACAAAACCTTGACACAGGTAATCCGTACGATGTTATGAAGTATATGATCTTTATGGCAGATAACAATGTATCTTACCCTGGTTCAGAAAATATGAATATTGCAATAGGTAGAGATGGTAGAGCTGCAGGTGTAGAATTATCCAAGGTAGATAGTAAAAATGAATTTAGTACGGATGCACAAGGTGTAGCAAGAGACATTGAAACTGTGCAAGCAGAGACGGTAGGCGAAAATGTGACCGCGGCCCGCGATCCTTTTCTTGACGTAAACTTCGATCAAGTGGTACAAAACACTGGAGTAGGATTAGGTATGGAACAAGCAGCAAAACAATTAACAGATGATCAACGCGTAGCATTAGCTGGCGGCAATCTTGATCAAGCAATCGCTATGGGAAATAGGAGGGCGTAATGGCAAGAAGAAGAAAACCTACAGGCAGTCCTGGTTATATTCCTCCAAAGGAGAGAAGAGAAGCAGTAAAAAACGCTGCTGATAGAAAATTAGATCGTTTTATAAGAAATAATCCTGAAGGCGACAGAAGAAATACAGAAGAATCTCCTATTCAAGATGTAGTGCGTGATATGCCTAAAAAGTTTCAAAGTAAATTTGAGGGTATAGAAAACTATGGTGATATGAATCAAGCACAGAAAGCTTTATTTGGTTTTTATGACAATCGAAACAAATATCAAAGAGATATGAATACTCTTAGAACTTCCTCTCCTCAGATGATGGATGCTTATGCACGAAGATTTCCTATATCAAATTTTGCCATGAAAGCAGGCCCTATGATTGCAGGTGCAGTAACAGGAGTTCCTTTTGGATTAATGGATTTACTTAGTAAAGGCAGAAATAAATTTACTAACTTATCTGATAGAGATGATATTTTAGGTGCTATTGCTAGAACGACTAATAACATAGCAAGTTCTTTTACCCCTGAACAAGCTAAAAATATTGATACTAACATTGAAACAAAAAAACCGATTGATAAAGTATTAAGAGATGAAAATATTATTGATGAAAATATTATTAACGCAAGTACTGACGTTGATCCTATTGTCAAAGCCGCTGCTGCTCAAACAGGATCACAAGACATAGTAGATATATTTGACAATGATGGAGAAAAAGCAGCAATCGACGCATCTTTACCAGCAGGAGATATTGTCTACAATCCTTACGTAGAAGCTCCATATCAAAGTAAACTAGATTTTATAAATAAAGTTTACGGAACAGACTTTACTGCTGATAGATCAGGTACCTTATTAGGTGAAAATCAGGCTAATGAGTTGTTTGAGAAGGCAAAACAGGAACAAGGTGGTGTAATAAGAGAAGAAGTTAATCGAGATCTTAATGTAGACGATGAAGATCCAATACCAGGTGGTCAATTTAATTTAACAAGGCCTACAGTTAATGAAGATACAGTGTCTGTAATTTTAGGTGGAGATCCTAATTATGAGTATGATAATTACGATGTTAATCAACAACTAGCTGATGTATTACCTACAGATGACATACTTGCTCAAGGTAATGAAAAACGTAGTTTTGTAGATGATAACTATGGAAAGGAAAACCCTAACATTTTTTTAAATGATCAAAGATTCGATATGTTTCCTGAAGGCGGAGTCTCAGGCAACTTTGTCGATAATAGGGGAACAGGAACTCAAATGATTGGTGATAACATCTTTGCAAGTGAACCTGGAAGTCAAAGTGCTTTTGATACGCTTAACAGTAACGCTGATCCATATTTTAGTGGGCAACCTACAATGGGTTTTGGTTTCGCTGACGGCGGCTCAACAAATAAATATGAAAATATGTCTACACATGAAAAATTAATGCGAATGGCAGCGGAGATGTATGGATAACAGTTTGAAAAATATTATTTGGGTCGGATTGATTTTAGTAACCGCAGGTGCAACCTACGGAATGATGTCAACAAGACTACAAGCAGTTGAGTCAAAACAAATGCAATTAGAAACAATAATATTACAAGACATCCCAGAAATAAAAGAACGAGTGATAAGACTCGAAGTATTGCTCGAAAGAGCATTATCCGAATAATATTTTCTTTGGGTCTTCTCCCATAACTTGACTAGCCAGATCTATTTTAGCATTCAATGCTTTGACAATCTTCTCATCTATAGTATGATCCGCCATTAAATCTACGTATGTCACCTTATTGGTTTGCCCTATTCTATGCGCTCGGTCTTCTGATTGTAACCGTACTTCTAATGAGTAATCGTTAGAGTAATACACAACAGTGTGAGAAGAAGTAAGAGTAAGGCCATAACCTCCTGTTTTGGGATTTCCAACAAAAAATCGAAGAGGATCATCAGCATCCATAAACCTGTCAACAATAGACTGGCGTAAATTATCTTTTGTATCCCCGTAATACGTCGCAACACTTTCTTTACCATACTTCTCTCCTAACGTTCTTTCTATCTCTTGTATGTCATAACGGTACACGGCCCAGATAATAACCTTACCATCTGTTTCCTCAAGTACCTCTAACAATTCTTTTATACGATTATTCTTAATCGGTTTTACTTCTCCGTCATCTGTTTTTACATGACCACATGTTATTTGATGTAAGCGTATCATTTGTGTCAAAACTGAGGCAGCCGTCATCACATTTTCTTCAAAGAACGTTATTGCTGCTTTTTTCATCTCTGTGTAAGCCTTTAATTGTTCTGGGGTCAATGACACAGACCGCTTCGTATAAACCTTCTCAGGTAGGTCTAAACAGTCACTTTTTAAGACGCGAGTCGAAAAATGCTGTATTTTTTCCTGTAATTCATCTAATCGTTGATATTTGACAATGTGTTGAAAAGAATGTGTACCGACACTACGTTGAACGATCACGGCATATCTTGCACGGAACCCGTAGTACGATTGTTGTTCCAACAACCACGGATCAAGAAACTGAACTTGTGAAAACAAATCAAGTGGTGACTTGGTAACAGGTGAACCTGTCATAATACGTCTGTACTTTGCAAGCTCTGCTATCTTAATTATATTTTTTGTACGTGCCGCAGAATGATTTTTAATGGTGGTTGATTCATCTACACACATCAATGTGTTATTGCGTGTTAAAAAACTTTTTGCGAAGTCCCGACCACGAACTGTGGATAACGCTTCGATGTTCATAATAAGAACGGTCAAGTCATCAACGCTCACGGACAACTGATCAAGCTCGTCTTTTTCTTTTTTCTTTGGTGATGCTGACCATATACCTACACGGTAGTTTATGTGGTCTGCTAAATGTATACCTAATTCGTTACGCCAGTTACGTTTTATACCATTTGGTACAACAATAAGTGCAGCATTTATCTTGCCTTTGTCATACAAAATAGCGATATTATCAATGCATACTTTAGTTTTACCTGTACCCATCTCCATGAATAAGGCCCAAACTTCTTTATTCCAACTTTGTTTCAATGCATCTAATTGATGTTGAAACGGCTTCGTTTTAAATCTATAATCCATAATAACTTTCTAAAAGGTTAATATAAAGGTTGTAAAAACAAATTACAAGTGTAAAGGAGAACATAGAAAGTATGAACAGTTTTAATAAGACAAAAGAACCAGGTAAGCCAACTGTATTTTTAGTACAGGAAAATCCTTACATAAATGTATTAGGTGCTGCTGAATACGGTGACATTGTTGTTTTATTTGAAAGTGGTCAACAAATTATGTTTAGTCCACAACCTGCCATACGAAAACTAAAAAGAAAATTAAAAGATTTTGATGATGGTGATTATCTTTTAATGATGGGTGATCCCGCAGCTATGGGTATTGCTTGTTGTATTGCCGCTGAAATGAATAGGGGTAGATTCAACATATTGAAATGGGATAAGAAACAACAACGTTATTATCCTGTAACCATTAATTTAAATGAGAAAGGCGAAATAGATGAGCAAGATAAATTTTGAAGAAGATGTTGCTAATATAGACCAGACGGGTCTGGAATCAGTAGCAGAATTATTAAGAGAACAGTTACGTTTGGAGAGTACGATTGAAAGTGCTGAAGAACAATTAAAAGGTTACAAAGAACATTTACGTAAATTATCTGGTGAAGTTATACCAAGTAAAATGGCAGAACTGGGCATGACATCTACTACTATGTATGATGGATCAAAGGTTGATGTCGTAGAGGATATATATGTTTCTATTCCTAAAGACGCAGAGAAGTCCACGGCTTGTTATCAATGGCTCACGGACAACGGGCTTGGTGATATTATAAAAAACCAAGTAGGAATGGCTTTTGGAATGGGAGAACGAGAACCAGCAGAAAAATTACAAGAATTTATAAAAGAGACACTTGGGTTTATACCCGAAGTAAAGACTTCAGTGCACCCTTCGACACTGAAAGCCACTATTAAAAAGTGGCATCAAGAAGGAAAATCTGTCCCAGACAATACGTTTAATTTGTTTATCGGACAGAAGACAAAAATAACCAAGAAAAAATAAGGAGTAAATATGGCAAACGCTATAAAGACTAAAGAAGAAGGAAACATTGTTGCATTTGATCCTAGCATGTTTGAGGCAGATGCTAATCAAGGGCTAGGGCAACTAGGCATGGATGATCTTGCAATTCCTTTTCTTCGTATTCTGAGTGATACGTCACCGCAGATTAAGAAGAGAGATCCTCAATACATTGATGGAGCGGAAAGTGGGATGATCTACAACACGCTGACAAAAGAAATATTTGACGGAAATAAAGGGGTACAGGTCATACCTTGTTCTTATCAACGTCAATATATTGAATGGCAAGATAGAGGCAAGGGCACTGGTGCTCCTGTTAATATTCATTCTGGTGACAGTAATATACTGTCAAAAACTACAAGAGATGATCAACGTAAAGATAGACTTGCTAATGGCAACTATATCGAAGATACGGCTAATCACTTTTGTTTAATTAAAAGCGATAATGGAGTTTGGTCACAAGCTTTAATCGCTATGAAAAGCACACAAAGAAAGAAGTCTAAAAGATGGAACTCTTTAATGCTTGGATTAAAGCTAAAAGGTGCGAAGGGGCTGTTTACACCTCCTTCATACTCTCACATTTACTCACTCAAAACGATTGCAGAATCTAATGATTTGGGTGAATGGTTTGGTTGGGACGTCTCTCGAGTCGGT